ACCATGCGAGGGTCCAACAGGTTCTTATCGTACTTGCCAGCGTTGGCGGTGGCGGCATGGTCACGGTTAACTTGCGCCGTCACCTTCGGGTCTTTGCGGGTGAATCCGGCGCATGAAATGTTCAACGCCACCAACATGGCGTTCGCTTGCAAAAGGTCAGTCATGATCATCCTTCCTCATTTAACAGTTGTGCGGTTTCAATAAGAATATCGGTAAATTCCTTGGCCGATATTTTCTTCGACGGGTCAGACGCCGTATCGTTGCGCCGCTTGATGGCAGCGGCAGCAACCGAATGGTATTCGGCTGGCAGTCGTTTGATGTACGTCGCCAGCGCCTTCGCGGTCTTGCTGGAAGCGGCAGCAACTAAACTACCCACCATGGCGTAGCGAACGTCGGCAGCCTCTGGTACCGGCGCGCCAGTTGGATCAGCGAACACCTTGGATGGTGCGACTAGATCACGCCAGATTCTTAAGAACCCAGTAAATTTTGCCTGTTCGCCAACGCCAATCGCACCAGCAATCAATGGTGTTTCGACAGCCTTGGGAAACCCACCCTTGACTACATCGGATACCGCAACCCACGTGCGCGGGCAGGGAAACGGTGTTCCATCGGCAACGTGCCGGTGGAGTCCGTCTGGGAACTGGGTCAAATAGGTGGTGACTTCGGGCACCACGCCGATCTTGGCGAAGTGTTCCAGCGTCGGGTCAAGTTCTGCTTCCAGCGTTAAGATGGTAAACCGCGAAACCTGATGTCCTGGTATCGACTTGACTGCCGCCTTGTCGGCTTTCCTGTTACCGTTGGCAATTATCAGGCAATCCTCAGGCAATCGGTGCCCGGCAACCCGGCGGTCCCAGTTGACTTGCGCCGCCGCTTTTTGCACGTCGATATCGCACTGAGGGAATTCCTCAAATATGATGATCGTTTTCTTGCCAGCCTTGGCAGCGTCGAAAACCCGTTGCGCCCAATCTGGCAGCAACTGCGACATAACGTCGCCGACTTGGGTGACCCAGCCGGTTACTTCACTGGGCTGGTAGTTGCATAGGTTTACGGTAATGACCTCCCATCCCTCTTCCTGCGCGACTTGAACCGGTACTTGAGATTTGCCGACGCCAACTGGTCCCAAGATTAAAAGGGGATAGCCGTCAACGCGCGACGTTTGAATGTCCATTGCCGCGCGGATGGTGGCGGGCAAATTGCTCATGCTTATGATGTTTTCCATGATAGAGAGTCTCCTAAAATGTTTCGGCTCTGCTGAGCCTCGTCAGTGCCCCAGCGGTAGGGGCAGACATTGTGTACGTTGGCCGGATATTCTTTCCCTCCGTAGGGGATGTTCTATGTAGGCTATCGGGCTTTAGGCTTGGGCGATTGCGCCTCTCGTTACCGGTTCAGAGCCATCATTCATGAACATTGATGAGCTAGTTAGGCTCGATTTTCACACTTAAACTGGCACCTCCAAAAATTTCCCACGGCTGTCGCTGGCCGCAAAAAGACTTAGATCACAAACCGATCACCTTTGCAACCCCTTTGTTCAGAATAAGACCACATTAAATAGGCCTTAGTATGATCAGGTCACGTCAGGTTCTATTCATATGTAACGTGTTAGCTGCCGAAATCTTACAGATTTGGGGCAAATTAATTTGTTTAATGTTTTCAATAGGTTAAGTTCCCGCATAGGAAGTGTGGTCTTTATGGGGCTGTAAGTCATTGATAATAAAGGCCGAATCCCAATATGCGCGAGTCGAAGTTTTATAGGGTAAGGTGCCAGAGAACCCCTAATCATGCTGTATGAGGCTTAAAACGGCTCCTAGGCCTGTCAATAGAGTTATCCACAGATAAGCAAATAAATTTGGGGATAAGTCGCTGCCGTGCTTGGTCTGTGGTGTTCCTCAGCAATCGGGCGTTTTGGTTGCTAGGCCCCGCAAAAGCGCACCTGTTGTGGAGGGTTCCTCATGAACAGCGCCGACGATATTAGCGAAAACCCTTTTCGCCATGCGGCGCATCATGTTATGAGGGAACAGCATATATGAAAGGGTATTGGTATGACTGAAAAGAAACCGCACTTAGTACTAGTGGATGGTTCGCTGGTACAACAGAGGGATACTAAACTGACCGCTAAGCAATCATGCTTTGTGCGGGCACTTGTTAGCACTGACGAGGATGGGAAACCCATGTCGCTAAGCGACGCTTACCGCCAGTGTTACCGAACTGAGAACATGAACCCGCAAACCATATGGACTAAAGCAAGTTTGCTTGCCGCTCAGGATAAGGTCAGGCATAGGCGACAAGCGCTTGAGGCCCAGTCTGATGCCAATTCGCTGCGCTCCGCGCACTCTCGTCTGGAATTTATCATAAGTCAGCTAGAGGTGGAGGCGCTGGGCAAAGGTGCCGATACCAACTCCGCATCAAGGGTGCGCAGTCTTGAGCTATTAGGAAAGCTTGCCGATCAGGGCGGGTCAGTGTTCCAAGACCGGGTGCAACATGACGCGCCGCGCGACGCCGACGCAATCAAGGCGGAACTGGAACAGCGCTTGTCCCGCTTGTTGACTGGGACTGATCCAGAATAACCCATACCCCTCTCCTATTTGCTGTGCACGCCTCCCAGCTAGGTGCGCTGCGGTCACTGCGCGCCTGCCGCCTGCCCTGCCCGGCGCTGCCCCGGTCCCGGCACTGGTGCCCCGTTCTGCCCCGGCACGAGGGTGCCCCCTTTTCTGCGCCAGCCCCGGCGCTTAGGCCCTACCCCGCCCCCCCCCTGAGCCGACAGCGGCACCCCACCACCACCACAGGCTAATCCCCTCAAACAATTACCCCCCTTTGATACTTTCGTTCTTCTTAGATCATCCTTTTTTATGTTCGTTCCTAGGTTTATTCTGTTGCCCAGTTGTGCAGGAGTAGCCCCATGTTCTTCTTTCCGACTCCTTTAAGAGTTGACACCCCCTACCCCTTTTGCTAAATTCAGGATGGGAGGAGGATCGTAATGGTCCCCCTATTTTCAAACAGGTACCATCCAAGGAGGGTCCAATGCATAAATTATTTCTATCCATTCTGGTACTAGGTACAGTATTAGTACCAAGTATTGTATTATCTAATAATGGTACGGGTACCAATAAAGGTACCGGTACCAGATTAGAACTTGTACCAAGACAGGTACCTATGGTACCAATGGTACCTAAGGGGCCGCTAGATGCTAGTAAGCTGGTCAAGGGTGCCCATTATATTTCCTTGAAGTGTGATTTACATAAGGACTTGTTGAATCAGGTTCGGGTTAAGCATGGCATGGAGCCTATCTGGTGGGGCGTTAATGACCATGCCCATACATTCTTTCTTCACCGCAATCCCGCGACCAGCAACTGGGGGTTGTTTGTGGGATTTAGCAGTGGAAAGGTTTGCGTTGTCAGTACAGGAGATGATCAGGCGCTAGTAGTCAAGGATAGTGGGATGCTTCATTGATGGATGATAATGTTGAGACGCTCCTGACGGAGCGTGCTAAGACCCACGGCGATGCCAAGGACACCTTTGCTCTGGCCGGGGATCTCATAGCTGCGGTTCTGCGCCACAAGTCCACACAGGTTATCGAACCACATGAGTTTGCAGTGGTGAATATCCTGCATAAGGTGGCGCGTATTTGTTGTGGCTCGTACCATGACGATCACTGGAATGACATCAGTGGCTATGCCAAGCTGGGGAAAGACTTACACAACCAGTTGACAAATAATAGTCAAGGGGGGTAAATATGGTACGGTTGCCCTTCGGCGTGTCTTGCCAGAGGCCGACTGTTTCATTTGAGATCCTCCCTTATTAACCTGTCGGTCCCGTCGATTTAGTCCTTTTCGGCGGGGCCGGTTTTTTGAGGGGACCAGATGAGAAAGATGCATGACAACTATCCGACACCCGTCAGCATCGTACAGGAGTTGGTGCGAAGATGGGTGTTGCCGGATATGATGGTATGGGAACCGTGTGCCGGTGATGGCAGGTTTTCGGACACCATGCGCAGTATGGGCTGTTCGGTGATATCTTCGGACATTTCCATGGGTAAGGATTTTTTTGACTACCGGCGCACACTGGCTCCGACGCTGGTGACCAACCCGCCGTTCAAGCACATACGCCCGTTCATTGATCACGCCTTTTCCATCGGCGTCGAGAAGATGGCTCTGGTCTGCCCTGAAAGACTGTGGGCCTGTAAGAAGGGGCGCGAACAGTTTGAGCGTCACAGGCCGGGGCGCTTTGCCAACATGGACTGGCGTGAGGATTACTTGCAGAAAGGGGGTTCCCCTGATCGCGCTCTGGCGGTGGCGATGTGGGAGCAGCCTCATTCGCAGAGGTGTTCGTATGAAGTGTGGAGCAAGAGTATGAAGCCAACATGATCCAAAGTCTCGCCACCATTCAGAGCCAGATAGATCAACTGCCGTACCACGAGCAGTGCGAGCTTCTGGAGTTGATGGAGAACTACGAGACGGCAAAGAAAAGGGAAGCAAGCCAGACTGACTTCCTGGCTTTTGTCAAAGCTGTGTGGCCCGCCTTTATCGAAGGTAAGCACCACAAGACAATGGCCGAAGCGTTTGAACGGGTTTCTCGGGGAGACCTTAAGCGGCTGATCGTCAACATGCCGCCAAGGCACACGAAGTCCGAGTTTGCTTCCTACCTGTTGCCCGCCTGGTTCCTCGGGAAGTCTCCCGACAAGAAGGTTATCCAGACGGCGCACACCGCTGAACTGGCGGTCGGGTTCGGTAGAAAGGTGCGTAACCTTTTCAACGATCCGGGGTTCAAGGATATATTCCCTGAATCGAAACTCCAGTCGGACAGCAAAGCAGCGGGACGCTGGAACACCAACAAGGGTGGTGAGTATTTCGCCATCGGCGTTGGCGGAGCGGTAACCGGTAAGGGTGCCGATATACTGATCATTGATGATCCGCATTCGGAACAGGATGCGGCACAGGGGCAGTACCACCCGGAGGTTTTCGACCGGGTCTATGAATGGTACACCTCCGGCCCGAGACAACGGCTACAGCCCGGTGGCGCGATCATCGTGGTGATGACACGCTGGAGCAAGCGTGACCTGACCGGGAAGATTATAGATAACTCTGTTAAGCGTTCGGGATCGGACGAGTGGGAGATTATTGAGCTTCCGGCGATCATGCCATCCGGTAATCCGCTATGGCCGGAATACTGGGGCATCACCGAGTTGGAGGCCCTGCGTTCTGAGTTGCCCCTATCGAAGTGGTCGGCCCAGTATCAACAGGACCCGACCTCGGAAGAGGGGGCGCTGGTCAAGCGCGAGTGGTGGCAGGAGTGGAAGGGCAAGCACCCGCCGTCATGTGAGTTTGTAATTCAAAGCTGGGACACGGCGTTCCTCAAGACGGAGCGTTCTGATTACTCGGCCTGTACGACATGGGGCGTCTTTCTCAACGAGGAGAAGGATGCCATGCACATTATTCTGCTGGACGCATTCAAGGAAAGGATGGAGTTTCCCGAACTGAAGAAGCGGGCATTTGAGATGTGGCGCGATGTCGAGCCTGATGCGTTTATCGTGGAGGGTAAGGCTTCTGGTATGCCGCTGGTGTTTGAGCTTCGGCAGATGGGCATACCTGTCTCGGAGTACGTCCCATCAAAGGGTAATGACAAGATAGCGCGGGTTAACTCGGTGGCTGATATGTTCGCATCGGGAATGGTGTGGGCACCCAATACCCGTTGGGCAGAAGAGGTCATCGAAGAGTTTGCTGCGTTTCCGGCAGGGGACCATGATGATCTGGTGGACAGTTCGACACAGGCATTGATGCGTTTTAGGCAGGGTGGCTTTATCCGTAACCCCTCTGATGAGGAGGATGAATGGATGCCGCCCCGGCACGTGGAGTTCTATTGATGGCGATTGACAAGGCACTGGCAGGTACAGGGGAGATGATCGAAGGCGAAGAGTCTGCCGTCGAGATTGAAATCGTCAACCCTGAAGCCGTGTCCATTGAAACGCCGGACGGCGGCGTCGTTATAGATTTTGATCCTGAAGCTGAGGACCTTGTGGACCACGGGGCCAATCTGGCTGAGCACCTTGATGATAGTGAGTTGGGTGAGATTAAGTCGGAACTGGTTGGGGCGTTTGAAGCTGACCGCTCTTCGCGTAGTGAGTGGGAAGAAACTTACATCAAGGGACTCGATTTGCTGGGTCTCAAGATCGAAGACCGGACAACGCCGTGGCCCGGAGCGTGTGGAGTTTTTCATCCGGTGCTGTCGGAGGCGGTGATCCGCTTCCAGGCCGAAGCGATAATGGAAACCTTTCCTGCCAAGGGGCCGGTCAGGACGCAGATCGTTGGCGATCTGACGGAAGAAAAGGAAGCCCAGGCTATCCGGGTCAAGACGGAAATGAACTATCAGCTTACCGAAGGTATGCCTGATTACCGCAGTGAGCATGAGAACATGTTGTTCGCTTTGCCGCTGGCCGGGAGCGCTTTCAAAAAAGTTTATTATGATGCGGACATGGAGCGGCCTACCGCCGTGTTCGTTCCGGCTGAAGACATGGTGGTGGCTTACGGCGCGTCGGATCTTCGTAGTTGCGGGCGTTATACGCACGTCATGAAGAAGACCAAGAACGAGGTGCGCAAGCTACAGATTGCCGGGTTCTACCGGGATATTGATCTGGGTAACCCGTCACCGGATTATACCAAGGTGCAGGAGCAGTATAACTCGTTGCAGGGCGAGCGCCCGGCGTTTGAGTATGATGACCGTTACACCCTGCTGGAGTGTCATGCCGATCTCGACTTGGCAAACTTTGAGGATGAGCGCGACGGCGAGCAAACCGGCATAGCCCTTCCTTACGTGGTGACCATTGATAAGTCCTCGGGTGATGTGCTTTCCATTTACAGGAACTGGGAAGAGGGTGACCCGCTGAAGAAGAAGATGCTTCACTTCGTGCACTATAAGTATTTGCCATCATTAGGTTTTTACGGATATGGACTGATCCATTGCATCGGTGGTTTGACCAAATCAGCGACTTCCATTCTGCGTCAGCTTGTCGATGCCGGTACGCTTTCCAACTTACCGGCGGGACTGAAGGCGCGTGGGTTGCGGATCAAGGGTGACGAGACCCCGATCATGCCGGGTGAGTTCAGGGACGTTGATGTTCCGGGTGGTGCCATACGAGATAACATTGCCTTCATGCCGTACAAAGAACCGAGTGCGGTGCTGTACCAGTTGCTGGGGAATATTGTAGAGGAAGGCAGGCGCTTCGCTTCTCTCGCTGACATGAAGATCAGCGACATGAACAACGAGGCTCCTGTCGGCACCACGCTCGCCATTATTGAGCGCGGCATGAAAGTCATGTCGGCGGTGCAGGCCCGATTACATGCGTCGATGCGCAAGGAGTTTGCGATCCTTGCCAACTTGATCAAGACATTTCTTCCTGCCGCTTATGCTTATGAGACCGGTGCGGTGCGTACCGAAGACTTCGATGATCGTGTCGATATCATCCCGGTGTCTGATCCCAATGCGACAACCATGGCGCAGCGGGTGATGCAGTATCAGGCTGCGTTACAGTTGGCGGCACAGGCCCCGCAGATGTATGATCTGCCGGAGTTGCACCGTCAGATGCTGATGACCATGGGCTTGCAGGATGTCGATAAGATCGTTCCAGACAAGGACGATGTGAAGCCGACAGATCCGGTGACAGAGAACGAGAACATCATCAACGGCAAACCGGTCCAGGCGTTTTCCTATCAGGATCACAAGGCGCATAT